TTTCAGCGCCGATGCTATCTAAGAAGGCTTTGAATTCGCCTTTAGCTTTCGTTTTATCAGTAGCTTTTGCCATTACGTCTTTTACTGCTTCACGAGTTGCTTCAAGGCTAGGGACTTCTACTTTAGGTTCTTCAGCTTTTGCTGGTTCCACTGTAGGCGCTGGTTCTTCTTCCTTAGGAGCAGGTGCTTCTTTAAACGGTTCAGCTTTAGGAGCAGGAGTTTCTACTTTTGGGGCTTCCTTCTTAGCCGGCTTAACGTCATTAGTTGTCCAGTTTTCGACTTCTTTAACAGGCGTACCTACAATAGATTGATATAGGTCTTTCACTTCTTGTTCTAATTCAACTGCTTTATCTACTGTGATTTTTAACTCGATCATTGTTCTGTTTCCTTTCGGTTTAACGATGTGATATACTTTAAATGGATATTTTTCTATGTGCCCTTTACGCATTGCCGTGCGTGAGGGCATTTTTTTGCGCCCAAGCATTCATCAGGAATGCAATAGTCTTTATCAGGGCACGTTGTACAGTCTCGCAATTTAATCACCGCCTTATACACATTTAAGAATCATGCGAATCTCTTGACCTACTAGAAGTCTATCCTTGAACGTATCTTGCGTTCGGAAATCCTCCATGTAGACTTCAAGCATTTCGCGGTATATTTGAGCCTTAAACGTTTCAGGAGTATCTACTACCTCCCTATACGGTTTAAGGATTTTAACTGGCGAACCAAAAGTGTAGTCGATAAAACCTCGTATCTTCAATTTTGCTTTGATGTTACGGACTTTATCATTTGACCACCCTAGTAGAGCCATTACTTCTTCATTCGTTTGTACTCCGCTTTCGTTGTAGGCGTTGTACAAAATTTCTTGTTCTGTCATTTCTGTTTCCTCTGTCTATATCTGTTTACGATTGGATGTATTTCCTTACAGTTATCACACACAATACGAGGCTCGCCTGTCAGGTAAGACCAGTTTGTGTAAGGACTTTTTATTTTCTTATTACATACTTTGCAGAATTTATCTTTTGCCATATTCTTTTACTTCTTCTAGCCAGTATCCTGCTAGCATCCAAAGAGTAATACCTAGCAGACCTTGGCAAATACCTGTCCACAAATCGATACGGTCTATATCAACCGATCCAACTGTTCCGACTACTAGAATTGCAGCGAGAATACGCACTGCATAAATTACTTTCACCATGTTTACTCTCCTATTCGTGCCTGGCACCGTTTAGCAAGCCAAGCATTAAACGACTCAACGTGGATAAGACGTTTGCCACCACGCTTACCGATTTTCATTGACGGAAAGTCAAAATCTTGCGCCCATTCGCGGATGACCGTTTCCGGTACGCTCGCAAGCTCTGCAGCTTCCGCCACCGTAATGCACATCTTATTCATAACTACCTCCTAAAATGCCAAAAGCGCCAAGGATAACATTACAAATAAACTCACGCCTGCGGATAAGCCTAGCGCTAAAATCCATATGCAGCATATTCCAAGTTCAGATAATAGTTTTTTATTCATAATTACCTCCTATCTAACTTAGGGTTGTAGTAATCGGTTTCCCAAAAGTCATGACTTTCCGAATCATCGACACACAACGCATAGCAGATACCAACGACTGTCGACATTTGTACGGACCGTCCTTTGATAGCTCGGTTTAACGTATCCATCGAGATTTCAGCTTGTTTAATCAGCGCCGTCTTAGTCATGCCTAACTCGTTCATGCGTTCCGTAATGGATTCGCCGAACATTCTGATTACGAATTCTTTCATAACCTATCCTCCGTAACGGTTTAACCGTAATCAACTATAAAAAAATAATGTCGTCATACGTTACACCAAATACTTCTTGTATCTTTTTTATGTGAGGAACATCAGGGAAAGAGCGTTTGCGCTCCCAATTTCCCCAAGTATCAACAGACACTCCAACCGCTTTAGATGCCGTAAGTTGAGACCAGTTTTTTGAAGCCCTTAACATCTTTAATGTATACTTCATAAGCTACCTCCTTTCTCGATACTCACATCTTGTTTACAGTCATCATTCTACTACGGTTTATCCGTAATGTCCATAAACTAATCTTAAACTATCGTAAAATTTCCGTAAAATATTGATTTTATTACGAAAATATCGTAATATATAGGTGTATTAATTAATATATTCCGTGTTTGAGAGGTTATTATGAGTGATTTAGGCAACAAGGCTATTATGGCCGAGAATATTCAACGACTAATGGATAGTCGCGGAATTGATCGCAATAAAATATGCGCTGATTTAGGGATAAAGTATACTACGTTTACCGATTGGGTAAAGGGAAATACATATCCTAGAATCGATAAAATTGAGTTATTGGCAAACTATTTTGGCGTTCCTAAATCTGAACTAGTAGAGAAATATACAGACGGCTATTACACTGACCGTGAAGCAGCCGAATTTGCTGAATACCTACGCACACGTCCAGGTGCTCGTATGCTCTTCTCTGCCGCTAAAGATATAAGTAAGGAGGATTTAGAAAAAGCAGTCGAATATATTGAGCTTTTAAAACTAAAAAACAAATAATACACAAGGGAGAGTGTTATATTGGTTGTAAATTTGATTTACTGTGACTTGCCACATGCCAACGCTGTGTCAGAGGAATGTGAAGATATAGATACTCATAATATCTATATAAACAAAAACCTCCCTCATGATCGTATGAGGGAAGAAATTAAGCACGAATTAATGCATATTATTAATGACGACTTCTATTTAGACCATCACGTTAATTTAGTAGAGCAAATGGTCCGTCGAACATGTATCGATGATGCCGAATTAGAGGCTATAGATTTCTACCATCATTATGTATCAGTATTATAAGGGATTATATAAAAGGGAGATGTTAACATGAAAAAGACTTTATTAATTACTACTATGCTTGCCTTAGTTACAGTTACAGGATTCGCTAGAACCGAAGTATCTCACGATGAGTTTAAGGCTTTAGACGGTCCTAAGGTACTAGTACACTACGATGACGGGAGTACCGAATTACTAGATGAGCAGGAATATCTTGAACGTACTATCAACATGACAAAAGAAGAAATGGACGACTTACATAAAGTCGACGAAGGCACTAAAAACGCACTGGCAAAATGGCAAGCTGACCATGAGATACACCAGGCTCCATCTGAAGAAGTGCAACAGCCTAAAAAGAAAAAGCACTGGTATGACAATGTACTAGATTCTGTATTTTAGATAAAAAAATAAGCCCTCACCGCAGTGAGGGCTACTAAAAACTACATACCTTAGAGGTATTTCATTTTTACTCCAATACTATTATATCACATAAAACCTCTAAGGCTTATTTCTTATACTCAAATTTAAGCCTAGGAGGTTATTTTTATGGCTAAAAAACGAGTCGATGGACGCTACCAGGTATCCAAGATGATAAACGGTAAGCGTAAATACTTTTATGGTACCACCAAGAAGGCTGCTATTGCTGAACGTGATGCTTACGTTGAATCACTAGCACAATGTGCTAACTACGATAATACGATTACAATAGAGAGATGGTGTGACTATTGGATCAGACTTAAGAAGGATACGATTTCACAAAATACCCTCTCCTCTTATCAATATATTATTAAAACCTATATTGTACCTTTCATAGGCTCAATACGATTAGTTGAGCTATCAGCATTAAACGTAAGGGCTTTAATAAATAACATGGGCCACTTATCAGCACGGACCATCAGTTACACGCTAACCGTTCTTAGGGCAATCCTTAAACAGGCGGTCATGGACGAGATAATATCGAAGAACGTGGCCACCTTAGTTAAGAAGCCTAAGCAAGAACGTAAACGTGAAATGGTAACTCTATCTAAAGAAGAAGTAGAAACGTTCCTTGAACAAATCGATGATGTCGAATGGCACGCTCTGTTTAAGCTAGCATTTACCACTGGTTTACGCCGTAGTGAGATACTCGGTTTAACCTGGGATGATGTCAATCTTAAACAAAAGACGTTAACCGTCAATCAAACAGTTTTACGTATCGATGAAGTTACGACTATCTCAAAAACAACTAAAAACAGCTCGTCAAGGCGTTCTATCTCACTCGACGATAAAACTATCGCAGAGCTCCTAAAACTTCGCACACACGTCGATAAACGAAGACTAAAAGCAACGAACTGGAGAAATAACAATCTCGTGTTCCCTGGTAAGTTCGGAAACCCTCGTGATCCGGCTAAGGTTTCTCTAAAATGTAAAAAGTTTGCTACTGCAATAGGTAGGCCTGACTTTACGATGCATGATACTCGTCATACCCATGCTACCTTATTATTAGAAGCAGGCGTAAACTTTAAAGTCGTACAAATGAGGCTTGGCCATTCCTCGTATCAACAAACGATGGATACCTACTCTCACGTTACCCCAATCATGGAAGCCGACGTCGTAGAAAAGATCTCAAACATATTCTAATTGATGTCAAAATGATGTCAAAAGGTACCCTGATAAAAATGATGTCAAAAGAAAAACCCGCACAGTAGTGCGGGTTTATTTGGTGGACCACCAGGGGTTCGAACC